GTGTTGGAGCATTAAAGAACATCACCCAGGCAATCATCAGGAACAACTACATGAAGGGATGGGATGAAGCAGAGAAAGCCCTGAACATGAACATGATCCCAGACAGGAATGCAATAGATTATATTCAGAAGTATACATTCGACAATATAAAAGGAATGAACGATGATGTGGCCCAGAAATTAAGACAAGTGCTGCAAAGAGGTTTCATGAGTGGAGCCGGAGTAGATAAGCTCAAAAGTGAGATTTCTAAGGTGTTCGATGTTGGAGAAGTCAGGGCAGAAGCAATAGCCAGGACTGAAACTAATAGAGCCACAAACATAGGAAGGCTACATGGATACATGAAAAGCGGAGCCAAAGGAGTGAAGGTTTACTCAGCACATATAGATCACAGAACCAGTGAATTATGTAAGAGACTTAATGGCCAAGAAAAGCAATTAGATGAGCAATTCAAAGACCCAATGGGCGAGTGGCAGGACCTAACCCCTCCGGCACATGTTCGGTGTCGTTCTTCGTGGATTTTCAAATTAAAAGAATAATTAGAAAGTTTTATAAACCATGTTAATTGTCGTTATAGTATGGAATGGAAATGTATAAATTGTGGTTTAAAAAAAGAGTTAATTCCTAGTTTGGCTAAGAAAAGGAAATATTGCTCTGCTTCTTGTCAAATGAAGTATGAGTATAAAACCGGAAAAAGAAAGGGTTCTGAAATAACTAAAAAAGCACATCAAGTTCTTAGAGAAAAAGGGCATTATAAAAGAGATAATTCTTATTTGAGTAATAATCATATAAGTGAAGAATGGAGGAAAAGACTTTCAGAGAGTAGAATGGGGATCAAAAACCCAATGTATGGCAAGACCCCTTGGAATAAGATGAGTCCAACAAAGAAGTGGTGGGAAGAAAAAGAGTTTGTTAAGTTAAGGCAAGAATGTCTAAAAAGAAATCAAAACAAGTGTGTGACTTGTGGGAGAAGCGATAAAGATTTATACTGCGATCATATCATTCCTTTCCGTATTTGCAAAGAACATAAATTATCTAACCTTCAAATGTTGTGTGGAAGTTGCCATAGTAAAAAAACAGTTAGGGATACAAGGATATTCAAACTTACTGACGACAAAGAATAGATTTCTAATAACCTAACCACTAGACCTAACCACTAGGAAAGTATGACTAGTAGCACTAGTATGAAAAGTATGATAAATAATATTTATATGATAAATAATATTTTAAAAAGTTGCCAATTAAGTAATGCTTCATTAATGGTCAACCATAAAAATGTTTAAATAATAATTTGATTTTTAAGAAAAGTATGACAAATTCTAATGCAGACAAGGCATTTATATTCTATTCAGATAAATTAAGTTTTAAAGCAATTGATGGTGCGAAGGGAAAAGAGTACTTTGTTGGAGGATATATTTCAACTGGTGATCCTGATTTGGTCAATGACATTGTGACTAAGAGATGCATGGACAGCATGCTGGCACAGTTCGACATGAGATCAATCAAACTGGACTTTGAGCATGAGACATTCAGAGGCAAGAACGAAGTAGAATCTGAGACTGCAAAGACCAGGCTTCCATTAGGGAAGGCAATCAATAAAGAAAAAGATAGTAAAGGAGTAAAAATATTATGGAAACTGAACCCAACTTGGCGAAAGTTTAATGAGAAGGGCGATGTGACAATGTCATTCAAAGAGTTATGGCAAAATGTCGAAGAAGGATACTATGATGCATACAGCATCGCATATGTACCAACTAAGACAGCAATGATTGATAGGAATGGAGAATCAATGAGACTTCTAGATGATGTGAATTTATTAAATGTAGCATTAACCGGAAATCCAATCAACCCAGGAGCATCAATGACCACAGTCATGGCTAAAAGTTTAGAATTCTTAAAAAACCAGGAGAATAAAGATAATGATCCTGCGGACTTGAGCTTACTTGAAGTCAAGGGCCAAGTTGATAAGCTCAATAAAGAGCTATCAGAACTAAAAACACACATGGGGTGTAATCAAATGGTAGATAAAACCGAAGAAGAAATTAAAGCTGAAGCAGAAGCAAAGGCCAAGCTTGAATTAGACGAGAAAGCAAAAGTCGAGGCAGAAGCAAAAGCCAAGGTTGATGCAGAGGCAAAAGCCAAAGCAGAAGCTGAAGAGAAAGCAAAGGCAGAAGCAGAAACTAAGAGTAATCAAGATGTGGACATCAAGTCCAGGATTGAAAAGCTCGAAGCAGACGTTAAATCTGTTCAAAAAGAGAACACTGAACTTAAAGCAATTTTGGAAAAAGCAAGACCAAAAGGCATGGGTGCAGAGAACAATGAATCAAAAAGCAATGAGACTAAAGATATGATTGGTCCATTGGATATGATCTAGAGGTGCAAGAAAATGTTAATTAATTGGGAAGCTGGATATAAGGCCAGTTTTGGAGCTCTACCTCATGGCACTCGTTATGTCGATCCTTGGGTAGCAGGATTTAATCCTGGAGAACAAAAAGCAGAAGCAGAGAAAAAAAGCTATGATATGAGGTCTGAACTGAAATCCAGAATGGATGCAGGTTTTAAATCAGTCATGCAGAAAGCATTATCACCAACAGCAGGCGGAACAGGAACTGCAGGGTATGCATTAGTGCCTATTTATGTTGATCCAAGACTCGTAGATTTATCACGAAAGTGGACTCCACTTGTCGAGATGATTCCAAGAGTCACTAACTTCGGACTAACTGCCGATTATAACATCATCACAGCAAAAGGTGGAGGTTACACTGCAAATGCAGATGCAGCACTGCCAGAAACAGATGATACATACGACAGACAGTCAAAATCAATCAAATTCTTATATGCAGTAGGAAGAGTCCTAGGACCTATGCAAGCAGCAATGCCAATCTATATGTTAGAAGGATTCAATCCAACCGGATCAGGTATGGGCCAAGGCACATTCGGAAACGTTGGAGCTCCAAATGCAAAGCAAACTGAAGTACTGGTAAAAGCCAGAGCACTTAAAGAGCTAGAAGAGAATTTGATCATCAATGGTAACTCCTCAACTGATGGAACCCAATATGATGGAATTGTCGCATTACAAAGTACAATCAATCAGAATGACTTGGATGGAGCAGCATTGACATGGGATGATGTCGAAGAAACTGTACAATCAGCATTCGATGATAGTGGAAGACCAAAACTTGCAGTAGCAAGCTCAAGTGTCGTAACCGATTTAAGAAAGATCATGATCGATACTTTCAACTTTAGGCCAAGTGACCTAGTTGCAGGAGCAGAACTACCATTTGGTGTGCCACCTCAGCTTGTACTTCAAACTATGTGTGGGCCAATCCCAGTGATTCCTTCACAGTTCTTGAGCAATACCTCAGGAGCAAAGCAAATCTTCTTCCTAGACACAGACTACGTTGAAATGAGAGTCTTGCAGGACATGACATACGAAGATTTAGCAAAAACCAACGACAGCAGCAAATTCATGCTGAAAATCTATGCATGCTTGATCATGAGAGCTCCTCAGTTCAACAGCTTCATAGATAACATACTCTAAGGGGTGAAATGAAAAATGGGATTACTCGTAGAAGGAACTGATTATAAAGTTATAAACAGCCCTGGGCCAGTTTATAATGAGATAATTGTTAAGACAATCAATACTGTTGATACAGGAGATACCATCGTAGTCGACATGACTAAGTATGGAATCAGTGCCACAGGATTAATGGGAGTGCAAGGATTCGATCACACAACTGCAAACTCTGTAGTTGTTCAAGCTGATCCAATCACAACTGTGTCATCCGGTAGCATCACACTGACATTGACAGCAGGAACTGACGACCAAAATTACTTCGTAATTAAAGGTTTTGCAGTACCAAACCCTAGCACAGCATTATAAGCCTAGGAACTTTTTTATTTTTCCTCTTTTGAGGAGATAAACAAATGTCAGCTTGGAGTGGCATGCATAAGCAAAGACCCCAAGGGAGATTAAAATGCCAAGATTAGGAAAAGTATCAGGAGACGTTAAAGGAGATTTACAATTTTTAGGTCAATGTACATTCACTCAAGGACTCATGGGAGTCTCTAATGGTGGAAAAATCTATTATGTTGACAGTTCAAAATCAGTATCAGGAGTAGGAACAACCTGGGAAAAAGCATTTATTACAATCGCAGAAGCAGTTGCCAAATCACTTGCAATGGGTGGAGTTTATGATACAATCCTTGTAAAAGGAAATGAGACAGCTGAAACATCAGATTATGCAGAATCAGTGACTGTCACAGTTGCACAAGTAGGATTGAGGATCATTGGAGTTGGAAACAGCCCAGAAGGAGTCCTGTGGACAGTCGGAACTGCAGAAGGGAGTATTTTAACAGTCGCAGCAAAAGACTGTTATGTGTCTGGATTTAGACTTAGACCAAATGGTGAAACATCTGGAAAGGCAATCGACCTGGCATCAACAGCAATTGGATTCACCTTTGAAAACAATATTATTAGAAGCACAGTTGAAACTGCAGCATACGGAATTTACATGGAAAGCACAGCTGATGTAACAATCAGAAATAATGTGTTTACAAGTATTGCAACTGCGATTTATGGAAATGCAAGTGTTAAAACAGTCTACAGATGTAGAATTCTGAACAACCTATTTGATGACAAGATAGATACCGCAGGAATTAACATGACTGCAAGAGCTTGTTTAATCAAAGGCAACGACTTCACATCCGATACAACTCTGTTGATTGATACCTACAAGAATAGTGTAGGAGAAATGAACATTGTGACAGGCAATACTCTGCCAGTAACAGCATACGAAACCAACTGCACAGGGGCTCCAA